TCGTGTTTAAGATGATGATAATTTGGTGGCATTGCTATACGTGGAAAATTGCCCCAAAGACAAAACGAATTAATTATTTGTGTTGGTTTTCCGAGAATTGGATTAAAGAACTCTTGAGCCCCCATGACGTTCTCAATAACCCAATATTTAGGTTGAAGATAATCAATTATTTCTTTAGCGTGTAAAAGTAATTCCATATTAGGTTGGAAGTTTTTTCCTTCCCTCCTGGCTACTGATTTTGGTGCGTTGTAAGCCATAGAAAACTCAAGACATGGCGGAGATGCCCAAATTAAATTAAAGGGTTCATTCATTAGTGATTCAGTCATAACAAAATTATCAAACTCTTTTGAGTTTATGTCGAATAAAATAGTTTCTGGTATGTGAAATAATGCAGGATTATTTTCTATTCTGATTACTTCGTCACCAGCCCTCAAAAAGGCTTCAGAAGCCCCACCAAGACCGGAAAATAAGTCAAGAACTCTCATTTATCCAACCCATAATACAAATCAGATTTTCGTGGCGATGGCAAGCACATTTCAGGTTTTGGCACGGTTTCATGTGGTTGAGCCGACTCTTATAGCACTTATAACGGTAATTATTACAGGTATGTTATGTAATGTCATTAATTATTACATATACCCTATTATTATTATTATTATTATGAATAATCTATTATTATTATTATAGAGATACAAAATAAAGTTTTTAGGGCTAGTTTCGGACGGTTACAGGTATGGTTACGGAACTAGTATTGGCAATTTGCACAATTATTGAGATTTTTGTCATTCTTTGGGGTTTATCTCAATTACAAGCATTCTTGAGAGAAGAAGTCGAGCATCTGGAAAAATCTATAGACGAAAAATTAGCCCTCGCTATTCAATCAACAGGCCTCGCTCCTGGTGGTGAACCGATTAATCCCGTCCAGGCCGCAATTGCAGGATTAATACAAAACATGGCTACAAATCAACAGAATCCAAAAAGAATTGAATTAAAAAGGGATGAAAAAGGCCTTTTTGAAAAACAAGAATAATAAGGCTTGGGGATCGCCGGCAACTCAATGGCTCGCAGAAAAACGACTCGAACAAGACGAAGAAAATCCTTCAAATTATTAAACGCCCTGGAATCCCTAACCTATGCTGAAATCCTTTCAAGAGGGGTTGCTGGAACGGGGATTGCAGGTTTTATTTCAGGTAGTGGAGATTTAACTTCAACCTTTATTGAATCTTCACAAAGTTATGAAACATCTGGTGCAGATGCAATTTCATTAAGTGATATTGTTCAAAGTCCAGGACTAGCAACTTCAACTATGGCTATGAATCTTCAAAAGAATATTATTCCAATGGCAGTCGGTGCGGCTACTACAGCAGTAACTTTTAACGTGGGCAAGCGTCTTTTACGCCGTCCAATTAACAATATTAACAATAATTTGATGCGACCTTTGCTTGGTAGCGGGATTAAACTTTAGAGGTGATTAATTATGGCAAACGTGGATTCATACGCTCAATTAACAATGAGAAACGGGGCAGTTGTTCCCCTGGCTAATACTGCATTAACCGAAGCAACAGAAGATGAAATATTGACAGATTCAAACTATGTAGGCAGTCAACAAGCGGCAGGGACTTTCGCTACTCAATCACTACAGAATGCTGTAGTCGTTGCGGCTGGTATTTCAGCCGAAAACGATGTGACTTATGCGTATGTAAGAAGTGCTGGAAAAATTAAACTTGCTCTGCCTGTTTCCGGTCTTAGTTCTGGGATGGGCTTACCTGGAACATTACCATACCCGAAGCAATTAGTTTCTGGAGATTCAGTCGTGGCTATGGCTAATGCTGTTGCTGATAGAGAAGTAGGTTTGTCTGTTGCTTGCTCAAGTGGTGAATATCATTGCTTTAGCGTCACCCCTGCAGGAGCAGGTGAACATGAGTTAGTATCTGTCCTAACAGGTCAATCAATCGGTGAAACTCTGCAAGGTCGCACCGTAACACATGCTTTCGCTATGGGTGGCAATAATGCAACTAATTTCAGTTCGCCAATTTATTTCTTAAACGGGTCTGGAACACCAATAGGTTCAGTAACACCAAATGACCCTGCAGTTGATACAGGACTTTTCCAAAGATGTATGGCTTCTATTGCTCTTAATACCAGAGTAGTATTCAGAACTGATGCTTAGGTGATTTTATGGCTGTAAGTAAAAGAGCAAGGGCTAGATTCAAAATTATGTCCATGGCTGAAAAGAGTGCAGTAAAAAAAGCCGTTAAATTGCTTTATGATACTGAACTTATGGGCGTTAAAAGAATGCGTGAAATAATGAGAATGTGTGAGAAGTGATTCTCGATGGCATCGTTAGGTAAGTTTCATTATTATTCAACAACGGCACCAGGTTTAGATGCGGGATTTGGTTATCCAATTCTTCAAGCACCACCAAATAAAGCATTGAAGGTAATTCAATTAGCCGTGTTTAACGGAACTAATACTGCAAATACTGAAGTCACTTTGGCCATATTGCCGGCTACCACTTCAAAATTAATTGACGGTTCATATTCAATAATAGAGAATCAAACATTTCCTGTAGGATTAGTAGCGGCCGCTATTACAGGTTCAACAGTAGTAACAGCACTAACATATGCGGGGATGCCAGTTAAAGGGGCATTTACTGAAATTATTATTCCTCCTGGTGCAATGTTGTTAGGATATGCACCAACTGTTAACTTTAATGGAACTGTTGAATATCGTAGTATTGCGTATGAATGCGATGCTAATTATTGAAAGGAATCTGATCGAAATGCCTAGAAAGCCAACTTCTGAGGTTATCGAACATAGAATAACTCTCGGAACTTATGAAAGACAATTGGTTTCAGATGTTGCAGGTTCTTATCAATTTAATAAAATTGCTAACCCAATAATCAGATTGATTTCAGATAATACAGCAATGGCGTTAATCATTGCATCTCTGGGTATATTCCTGGACAGATATTTGGATATTAATTGGCGAGAAATTACGAAAGACATGGATAATAAACAGATAGCCGATTGGTTAGAAACTCAGAATCTTGTAGGGGCTGGTATTGGTGGACTTATTGGATTATTCTTTGGTGGCATCCCTGGGGCGGCTGTAGGGGCTACATCAGGTTCAGTAGTAGTTGAGGGCATTGAATACGGTTTAGACGAAGCAGGGCAACTCATAATTGACAATACAACGCCTTCACAATCCATTGCATTAGTATTGTCATTATATCGAATCGGTCAAATATTTTCTCCTAATAATAATCAATCATCTAACCCTAATTTTGTTCCTACGCCAAACTATGACGATGTGATATAATGTCTAATTTACTTAATCAAATACTTGTTGCTACTGCTGTTATTGGTCTTATTTCAGCGACTAGGGATTGCTTTGATAATGAGGTCATAGAATGAAAGAATCTCCTATCCAGGCGACTATAGGATTCGTTATTGATATTCTCGGATTAAGACCGGAGAACTTTGACGGTGCAATTGAAACCCCTGCAGTTATTTCAGATATTCCAGGAATAGAAGATTTACCACCGAACGCAATTGATAATGTTCCAGAGGGCGGGTATGGAATATTTCCTTTACCACCTACAAATCCAGGTTATAATCCAGGTGGGATTTCAGTATTACCTCCGGTTAATCCTGGGTTCCCGGGATATGTTCCGCCGGCCTCGTCTGGTGGCCGACCTCAGAATCCTGCAGATGTTCCAGACGACATTAGAGAATTATTAGGTTAAATGAAAGACCAAATATACTTCAAAGCCCGTCTAAGATACTTACGTTCTTTTTGTTTGCTCATAGGTGGGTCTAAAGGCTCATTTTCATTAATTGTTGGCTTAGGCTTTTCTATAATTCCGTCATATCGAATCTTAGCCAATTCCTGAAGTCTCTCTTTAGTAATTAGACCTTGATTGAAGAACTTAATATCTGCTAAATATGGTTTTCCATAAGGGTAACATATTGCACATCTGGGCGAATTGTTCGGATTACATATACCTTGTTTCATAAATAATTCCTTATTTGTATGTTCAAAAGATATTGTATGAGCATGAGCCTTTAATTGACTTCTAACCCATTTAGAAAAGTTACCCATTTTAGAAGCAATTTCGTCTGATTCTTTGTCGAGTGAAATAGTTTTAATTATCCTGGACATTATGCCACCTCGCTTAATTTGTGACCAGCCCCTTCAGAACATGACATGGCTTGAATTATTCTTACATCTTCAAAAGTATTTACCAGGAATACAGTTTTACATTTAGCACATCTTAGATTCATGATTTCACCTCGTATTCAATTTCTTCTTTACATGGTTCACATATACAATATGAAGGGTATTTGTCGTCCTTAGATATTCGATAATACCAATTAGGCCATTGACTATTGCACATATCACAAAAGACCTCTAATCCTCTATGTATTTCATCTGAATAAAAGGTCATTTTCATATCCAATCACCTAGCGTTTTTTGTTCAATAATGGATCTCCGAAGTTGCTCTGACACCTCAAAAGGGATGATTGCACGATAGTTAGAACGAAGCGGATTTTTACTACCTACATCGTGTTTAAGATGATGATAATTTGGTGGCATTGCTATACGTGGAAAAT